CGTCTTTTTCTTGTTGATTCATTATAAATTAAACAGTGTTTTAGCAATTCCGTTTTCTATACGGAGTATATTATAACTTAGGCCTAAAACTCTAAGTTCTCTATCAGCAACACTATCTGGGTGTAAATTGAGATTTACAATCTGTTCTTTAATTAAACTAAAATTTCTTTGACCTGTTGGATACCACCGTTCCGGTTCAAGTGCAAAACTATACGAATAGTATCTTCTGAATAATTGCGTTCTTGAATGATGTATACCACTCTGTATTGCGCGTAAGTTTATAGCGTTTCCAGTAACTTTATTTAAAATTGTAGAATCGTCGAGTGTAAATTCAAGATTATTTAGATTTTCATAATTTGTATATAGGTTATTAATAACCTGGTTTGGTGAATCATAATCAAAAGAACTTACGAAAAACCCATTAACAACTTTTCTTATACGCTGAATAACGAAAAAAAGTTCTTTTATTGGATTTTTAAATTTGAGTTTATGTTTAAAAACAGATGTTGTGTTTACAGGTATATTTGTCTTACTTTCCTGTATCTGTGTGATGATATAATCTATTTTTTTACTCGATAACATCTGTTTTTCTTCTTCGTCTAAAGAAACCATTTCTGTTGTTAATTTTAAACTCTTTATGAGACCAGTTGGTGATAGCCCTGTATAATAAGATTCCTGGTCCGCTGTATGTTTACCGTATATACAATCTTTTACATCCCTTAATTTAATAACAATTTCAATTTCCTGTCCTGTTATAGCACAAAGTGGTACAGCGAGTTCGGGATTATTATAAAAGTAAAACGGTATATCAACAAAATACTTTTGACTAGATGTAGCAAAACCAAGATACCCTAATATATTATTGTTTGAGGCAGGTGTACCTGAAAATTCTAAAGGTGGTTTACCAATAAGTTTTGCCAAGTTATGTTGTTTTGTTTGTGTAACGTAATTATCTGAATATATAGCTAAGAAATCACTTGGTATACGTTGAATAACCTGACCACCTATAAGAATTTCTGCATACTCAATCATGGCATGACCTATAGATTCGACGTACCCAAATCCATCATACCCCGATGTTAAGCTTTGATCTATAGCACTCAATTCAACTTTCATACTTACAGTTTTAAGAAGATCACCTTGGTTTTGTGGGATGGTACACCGAATAGTATTTCCAAATTCTACTTCACCTTCAACATCTAAATCAACAAAGAATGGTGCAAAATTGGTATGTTTTTGAAAATTCTTTATGAAATAGGTATATTCGGGGTCGTCTGTAAAAAAAGCGTCCTGTGGACCAGATGTTTCTAATTGAACACGTCCAGCCATTACTAGTATAACTGACTAAAATTTTAAACCTCCAAGTCCGCTACTTATACGTAAAACGTTATAGTTTACAGCGTATACGTAAACTTTGTGTCCGAAACTCGCGTCTGGTGTATCGAGTTCAATATCTATCAAATTATGTGCTATTCTACTCATGTTAACTTGACCAGTAGGGTAATACGTTTCCGGTTTCAAAGAAAAACTATAGACACCAAAGTTATTATCCGTTACCCCCGTATAATACTTTAATGGTTGTTCGTAACTGAGCATTAAATTGTCGGCATCTATGATTACGTTATTGTTAAATTTCATAGTAACTTGTTTTATTGGTTCGTATTTGTATACATCATCACTAACAGCCAAAAAGAACATCTCTTTGACAGGGTTTTTAAAGTTAAGCATACCAGATTTTTTAGATTCACCCGGTTTAAATTTAAATTGAGACATTTGGAGTTGGGTTATAACGTATTCTATGGGGCGTGTAAGTAAGAAATTCCTTTCATCTTCCGTGACGAAAAAGAAATCGGTGACGAGTGATACTTTTTTAATTGATGAAGAAACGTCTGAAGGTGGATCGATGATATCCGTAGCAGTTTTATACTGAATAATAACATCTTCGAGTTTTTTAAACTTTATGCGTACCTCGACAAGTTGTTTCGTAAGTGCACATACGGGTATAGCTAAACTCGGGTGTCTAAAAAAATAGAACGGTAAAAGGACGTTATAATCCCAATCGTATGAAACCGCTATGTAATTATCGTGTCCCGTTAAGAAATAAAGCGTTTGGTCTATATCGTCTTTGTTATTGTGTATTTGATCATACATGTAGATATAATCACCCGTTATTCTCTCTATGGTTTGACCACCTATAAGTAAATCCGCGTATTCTATTATTTGTGCACCTATAGATTCGCGGTATCTTATATCATAACCCGAATCGGCTGTACCAGTCGGTTGTGGTAAAGTAAATTTAAGCATCATACTTCGGATAAGATCCCCTTTGTTTTTGGGTATACGACACTCTACAGTTGCATCGTAATCAACATCACCATCAAAAGGTGTTTCGATAGATTCAATTGAAAACTTAGTATGACGTTTAAAATTCATCAGGAAATACGAAAACTCGGGTTCCCCAGTAAGCCATTGGTCCTGGATACCCGTGATAGCAAGGTTTAATCGACCAGCCATTCTTACTTTACGTGAGTAAAATTTTATGAAATAAAACGACACGATATTATAGATGAATCTTCAGTTGAGAAAATTTAAACCTGAAAACATGGCGGATGATAAAGTATGTGTTTTTATAGGTAAACGTAATACGGGTAAATCAACCCTTGTTACTGATATTCTGTACCATAAAAAACATTTACCAGCGGGTATAGTTTTATCAGCAACAGAAGAAGGTAATCATTATTATCAACAGTATATACCAGATTTATTCATATACGGTGATTACGACAGAGAAGCTATTGAACGTGTAATGGATAGACAAAAGAGATTAGTTGGTGCGGGTAAAAAAAATTGTGGAGCCTTTCTTCTTTTAGATGACTGTATGTATGATTCTAAGTTTATGCAAGATACATGTATTCGTCAATGTTTTATGAATGGTCGTCATTGGAAGATATTTTTCATGTTAACCATGCAGTACTGTATGGATTTACCACCCGCACTCAGGGCAAATATAGATTATATTTTCATTTTACGTGAAAATATTATTCAAAATAGGGAAAAATTGTTTAAAAACTTTTTTGGTATTTTTCCATCCTTTGAGATGTTTAATAAGGTTATGGATTCGTGTACGGAAAATTACGAATGTTTGGTATTGGATAATACTTCTAAAAGTAATAAAATAGAAGATTGTGTCTTTTGGTATAAAGCATCACTTCGTAAAAATTTCAGGGTAGGTGCACCAGAGTACTGGCAAACACATAAAAAGATGTTTAATCCGAAACATGGAAACGTGAAAGTGGGAGACCCAAATTCAGTTAAAAGGAATACACCATTTAAAGTTACGAAAAGGAAATGATAAGATCAATTGCTAAACGAATGTATACACCTATAAAAAATGCTAACACTGTAGTGTATCCAGCTTATAATGAATTTAAACCAGATGGTAGTGATGATGGATACCGTGTTATAATTGATATATGTCATACTACAAAAACTGTTTATATAGATAATGATATGTGTGATTACGATAAATTAAATGATTTACCCAGGATCATAAAAACATTTGGGTGTTTATACCCAAATTACACTCTTCAGGACAATGATGCGTAATCATTTAAAACCAAAAAACTATGTACATATAAATGGCGACAGACGTTAGAACTATGAATCTTTCAGATAATGGTGATGGTATGGTTTCCCTAAATGACAATCAAGGGACATCTTTCGTGCCGAATATCCCCCCCGAAAAAAATGTGAGTGAAAATAAACAGACAATGGACTCTACTTCGATTTCCGATATTATGGGTCAAGCCGAAGAACCACTCGAACCACCAATGATGAGTGCCGATCCAAGAATGACACAAATGCATATGCAAGCTCCGATGATGATGGCACAACAACAACAACCAGTAGGGCAACAAGCGACTGAAAAAAAATCTGAATCTAAAAATCCATTCAACCTTACTGATGACCAGTTTCAAGCACTCATTGTAGCTGTGTGTGCTGCGGCGGCAATTAGTAAGCCAGTTCAAGAAAAACTTGCGAACTTTGTCCCATCGTTTTTGAACGACCAAGGACATCGAAGTACAATCGGCTTAGCGTCGACCGGTATGGTTGCAGCAGTAGCCTTTTACATTGTGAGAAAATACGCTTAAATAGCATTATAATGTTTATACATTTTCTTTCCTAAAACAAAATAGGAAATGAGAAATCCGAACAGTAAACCAACTGCGCGAAGTCCTAGAACAGTACCAGTACTCTTCGTAGTTTTACCATAATCTCTGAAATCTTTTTCAAATCTTTTGTTTATTTGGGATACACCCGCAACCATACCCATACCTAATAAGGTTGATAATATTAAAAATGGTGCATCTATAGCCAAACGACCCATTATATTTCCACCACGTGGTAATATAGTGATGACTAACGGTGTGACGACCATGATTATAAACATATTCAACCATTTATCGTTTAAAAGTAGGGGTGCACTCGAAGATGCGAGTAAAGTATTCAGTAACAAATACGCTTTCATTAAATCTCCTAACGATTGCATTTTATTAATACCAAACATTATTTATCCTGGATGTGTTTACCACAAAATTTAGTTCTTTGTGGTATTTCCTGGTATATTCCCAAAGAAACGCACATTGTTCTAAGTTTATCGAAATTTTCCCAGAATTCTTTACTATGCGAATATTCGTCAACGGTACAGTGTGCGAGTTCGTGTAACAAAACATGGAATATTTCATTAGGTTCTCCATCGATACACAAACCTATATCATTACCTTTATTGACATTGTAGCCGATAGACCCATTCATACGCTTGTGTGCGGTAATTGGAATTTCTTTACGTATCATTTTGAATTCCTGATTATTCGTTTCCTTAAGATGTTCCCGGAGTGTCCTGTATTTTTCACGAACATCTGTTAATTCCTGTGGTTCCCTCGTGTTTATATATAATAACACGTTTATGATAAACAGAAGTATGGTGAGTATCATCTTATCATAAACATACATAAAAATTGAACCTTAAAAAATAGTAGAAATGATACGTAAATTTATCGATTTTTTAACGAAACCTGAACCACGACCCGTTCTGGGACGATGGGCGGTAAAATCATGTAGTGAACTACTCACGTCCATAAACTCTGTGTACCAAAACCGCGACCACTGCGGTGATGTAATATGTCACGAACCTAAAAAAGCGGAAGAATATATTAAAACTAATAAAAAGTAATTATTTCTTATACACAAACCTAAATTTACTATACAAATCCGAAACCGGGTTCCCTTTAAGATCTTCCCACAAT